GCTTCTTGGAAAATTAGAATGTAAGCCTGAATATAATCACCAGTATACTCCTGAGTGTACTGGCTAGCGTACAGACTGTCTTGGTAGTCTGTATCATAAGAAGATTCGTAGTTATCGCTGATGTAAGTGTCTAAGAAATCACCAGTGTAATTTGTACCGAATTCATTTGTATAAGTTTGTTCGTAATCGCTCTGATAAACATCATCGATATAATTTTCAATAAAGTTACCAGTGTAGTCTGTAAGAAAATCACCAGTATATTCAGAAACATAGTTGCCTGTATACTGATCATCAACATATTCTTCTAGAAAGTTACCAGTATAGTCAATTTCGTAAGACGAAGTGTATTGCCCCTCAAAAGTTTCAGTGAAATCTCCTGTGTAAACTGTCTCAAAATTACCAGAATAAGTTTCTAAGAAGTTACCAGTATACTGCCCTTCGAACGATTGAACAAAATCGCCACTATAATCAGACTCGTAGTCGCCTGTGTAAATATCGTCGATATATTCTTCAATGAAATTACCAGTGTAATCTACTGTATAATCAGTGAGATAATTACCAGCAAAAGAAGTTACATAATCACCGCTATATGTCTCTAAGAAGTTACCTGTGTATGACGATTCATAATCACCGGTGTATTGACCTTCGAACGTTTCAAGAAAATCACCAGTGTATGGAGACTCGTAATCACCAGTATAGACTGCATCAATAAAGTTTTGAGCAAAATCACCAGTATATGTTTCAAGAAAATCACCAGTGTACGCAGATTCATAGTCACCAGAATACTGATCATCGACATAGTTTTCGATGAATTCACCAGTATAAGTTTCGATGAAGTCGCCGGTGTAGTCTGTTAGATAATCACCTGTATATGGCGCAACTTCATAATCACTGGTATAATTACCAGTGTATGTAGATTCATAGTCGCCAGCATAGGTAGATTCAAAGTCACCAGAATAAATTTCTTGAGTGTAATTCGTCTCAAAGTTGCCAGTGTAAGTCTCGATGAAATCGCCAGTATATGGAGACTGATAATTACCAGTATAGTCTGCTTGAAGATATGTCTCGACATAGCTTGTAATATAGCTATCGGTAAAATCACCTGAGTAAACTTCTACAAAGTTACCGGCATATATTTCATCGACATAGTTTGTTTCGAAGTCACCACTGTAAACTACAGTAAAGTCGCCGGTGTAAGCGTCAATATAATTTCCTGTATATTGATCATCAATGTAGTTCGATATATAATCACCAGCGTATGCAGATACATAATCACCAGTGTATACTTCGGTAAAATTGCCGATGTAAGTATCGTCAATATAATTTTCGGTAAAATCACCAGTGTAATCAGACTCGTAATCACCAGTGTAGTTTTCTAAGAAGTTACCTGTGTACTGATCATCAACATAGGTCTCTTGAACTGTGTTGCGTAATTAGACTCATAATCACCAGTGTAATTTTCTAAGAAATTACCAGTGTACAAGTCGTCAGTGTATGTGTCAGAAAAATCACCAGTATACTGCTCTTGAACATAAGTCTCAAGAAAATCACCAATATATTGTGTTAGAAAGTCACCAGTATATTCCTGAAGAAAATCTCCCGTGTACTGATCGTCGACATACGTTTCTGTGAAATCTCCAGTATAAGCAGATTCATAGTCACCAGTATAGTCAGACTCATAGTTGCCTGTATACTGATCATCGACGTAAGTCTCTAAGAAGTTGCCTGTGTATGGTGACTCATAATCACCAGTATATTCAGAGACGTAATTACCTGCATACAATTCTTCAACGTATGTAGCAACATAATCGCCTGTGTAATTCGTAGTGAAATCACCAGAATATTCTTCGATAAAGTTCCCGGTATAGTTTGCTGTCTCAAAATCTACAGTGTACTGTTCTTCGGATTCTAGACCTTCGTACGGTGTTGTATATGGCTCTTCAATGTCAGTACCAGCATAAGTTGGTGTGTAAGAGCCAACATAATCACCAGTATAATCTTGTGTATACTGTTGCAAGAAATTACCAGTGTAGGTTTCTACATAATCACCTTCAAACGTTCCAGTATAATCACCAGTATAATCGCCAGTATAAGAATCTGTATACTGAGGAGAATACTCGTTTACATAAGTTCCTTCATAATTTGGAGTATAATTCCCAGAATAATCACCAGTGTAAGTTCCTGCATAATCAGTATTATAAGGGACTTCATAAGTTGAAGTGCCTTCGTATGAAGCGCCAGCAGCAAACGATTGACGAGTATCTACAGCACTACCTCTTGCGACCCAAGTGCCTGGTGCGGTAGGAGGACCGTCACCAGACTTTCGCATTTCATATGTGCCGATCCCAGTGTCCATAATCACTTTCTTCATTCTTTCGCCGAAAGTGTATTCTGTTTCAAGATCGCTTAATTCACGAATTCCTGAGAAAATATTATTTGTGCGGACAGGACCTACTGGTTTAACAGGAGTTGGTGCAGTTCCACTTGTTCTAATCCAAATAGAATAGTCGAAAGTAGTACCGTCACCTCTGGTATCAGTGAAGACATCTTCTAGAAAAACTTGCCAATCAGCACCAGGAGAAAACGCAGAAAGTCTGAAAGAACCTGGCATTTCATTTGCCATGATTTTCTTAACAAGACGCTCGCACACAACATCAAGCTCAGCGCCACTCATTTCTTTCAAACCATTTCTAGAGGTATCCCAATAGAAAGGGTTGCGAACGAGATTGTTCGTCAAATCAAGAGGATAGTCTTCAACTTTGTTTTGATAAATTTCGCTGACAGTACCAAGCGCGATTGGTTGAACACCTGGCTGTACACTTATTGTAGAAAAGTTATGACTGTCAGAAGCACCAGGAGCAGCGTTTTCTATGTCAGTAGAAGATGCGTTCAGCGTAACGTTAACGGTACCAGAAGCTGTAAATTGAATAGTAAACGTCGCTTCATACGAACCAGAAAGACTTCCGGTCGCATAATCTTCCCAAGAAGCTTGAAGACCAGCAACGTTTGTTGCTGCAGGTGTTGTAGATACACTTGTAATGCTATAGCTTGCAGTACCAGACAAGCCTAGCTGATATTCAATTTCTTCATATCCAGTACCAGTGCTAATCGCATTACCAGACACAGTAATTGCAAGCGAATCGTTAACATTTACTGTTGATGGTAAAGGTGTTATAGGCTCTTCAATTGTGACCTGATGCGCACTAGACTGATCAGAAAGATGTGTGACAGAATATGCTCTAGCATATGTCTGCCCTGTCACTGGTCCAGAACCAGAACCATAGAAAGTATCTTCGAAAATACCCACTAATTCGCCGCGCGTGTCTTGCGACAATGCAGCAGCGCTTTCGATGTTCATTTTACCTAAATGAACACCGGCACGATATGCAAGATAATCTTCTTCAGAAATCAGAAGTTCTTTGAGCGCGCCTGCATTTAAGTGTTTTAGTGGGCGTACTGGCATTAAAATCTCTACAAATCAGGACTGGTGTAATCTATTTATANGTTTTTTTCAAGCAAAGNCTTGAGCATATTTTTTATTTCACAAACATCATTTTCTATTTGCTCGACTTTTAAACTTAATGCGTTCTCTTGTTGTCGTTTTTGTTGTTTTAGTTTTTTTCGCTCTCTGGCTTGTTCGATCTCAGAAACACTAGTATTTATGAGTGCATTTGTTTCTGTATCACGAACTAAGCCAGAGTAGCCTTTCACTGGTACATATTTAGACATTTACACCGCCAGATAACGAAGTCTCAAATTTCTCATTGAAGGTGCAGCATCAGCACCTTTAAGCACGAATTTAACCTGCACTTGATTGAATGGTTTCAAAGTACCACCTTTTCCGCCAGCAAGCCATTGTGCGTCACGATATCTTATGCTATTATCAAAAGGAATGTCATCTACAGGAGATTGAACTTTCCAATACTTTTCATAGATGTTTTCATCCGCAGACGCTGTGCGATAATACATTACAATATCAGCAGCGTCAGGGATGTTCACGAGCGCTCGTGCTTCAATACCAACAGCATCTTGATCGAGGAACACAGGCGCAGTGATGTGTTTCGATCCAGTTGTACCACCCGATGGTTGAGTTTCAGCGACTGGATTGATGTGTGGTGTGACATCAGGGTTGTCTTGACAGAAACCAACAAGAACAAGTGATGCTCTTTGCAGATCAACAACAGGAGAAACATAGTTGTTTGCTGTCTTTAGGTCCACTTTGACATAAGCCGAAGCAACGCCTGCACCAAGATTTAATGTTTCAGCAGCAACATTGTAAATTGCTTTTGGTGTTGCAAACTCGACATTCTGTCTTGGAGTCACACGCGAATATTCTTCGTCTTGTGTCCAACGACCTGAAGCAGTGATTCTTGTACTAGAAATGTTTTTGCCTTCAGTAAATTTAGCAGAAACATCAATAGAAGTATTGTTAGGAATCACAGTCTCAATGTAAGGGTTGGTCACATTAAAGATTACATTTCTACGAGAAAGCACCTTGTCACCGCCACCAATTGAAGAACTGTTGGCAACTGGTCCGACAGAATCATATCTGAAAGTGAATCCATGAATGTCAGCAGAATCAACTACATGACTGCCGTTGAGATAAGTTGACGCTGTAATTCCAGCAATATTCTCTGCGCTGTCGATAAACGCTAAATCGCCAGGCTCAAGCCCGTGACACATTTGGTGCACATAAACTTTTCTAGTGCCACTGTATGTCTGCAGAGGGTTGCTGTTCAGAAGTTTAGCAGGTAAGTTTGCATTCTTAAGAATCAAACTCGCGCCGCCAAGATCAAAGCTTGCGCGCTTCAACTTGAACATAAGGTCTTGGTCTTTAGTCTCAACCCAGAACATACCATTCTGAGGCAAGAAGAGTGATCCAGGTGCAGGCTGAGTTGTAACGATTCTAGACGTAGAACCGAACACAGGCTCTTGAGTCTTCGCGCTGAATAGCTCATACTCAGTAGATTGTGAACTCACAACAATTGCGTAGTGAGTCCATGGATCAAGATAGACAGGCTCAGTAAAGGTGAATGTAGTAGGTCTTTCTTGAATCACCGATAGAGTTGGATTAGTACCAATTGCTGTTACTTGGCCAGGATTCAAATACACATGAGAATCTGGAATTATCTCGTGATTCGACGGGCGACCATTTACTACGGGGCGCAGATGAATTGAAACAGGAAGATTACCAGTGTCCTTCGTTCTGAAATACAACTGCACACTCGTCAACACAACACCAAATTGATTGTCGACATAGAAAGTCTGTGCCATTGGATTCTGAGGCGCAGTCATTGTCGAAACAATATTAGACGCAAACTGATTCTGATCTACGTCGATATAGTCAGAAAGAACTTGCGACATTTGCCCAGTGTTGTCAAGCCCGCGAAGAGCAGCAACAGACAGAGCACCAGCGCCAGGACCATACTTACCAGATAGTTTAGGATCGACCAGCTTAACTTCAGCTTCGCGAACCTGATTTACATAGTTTTGTAGTTCTTTAGAACTGAAAGACTGCGGGAAGTTCGCCCAATAAGGAATCGGCCAATTGTACTCACTTGGGCGAGTTGAATTCAAATTAGTAATTTGATTCCAGACAGTACCGCTCGCAGAGTAATAAGTAAATGCTTTACTACCTGCAGCAGCCCAATCGTTTGTATCAATATCAAGCAGTTTGAATTCGCGAATACCGGAACGATAACGTTCGTTTTGTGCTTTTAATCTTGCGCTCTGATTGATTTTAGGCAGATAATACTGAGGGCGAATGTTAGGCACAAAGAAAGAACCAATGATCTCACCGTTCTCATCAGAGATAAGGCTGGTAGATCCACTTGGGTGTGCAGTGATTGCTTGGTGTGTACGTTGGTTACCAGCATCGTCTGTGCGATCAGAATACTGAACAAAGGTCACTTCTTGACGACACCATTGCGTCACTTTCTCACCATCAAAGAATGGTGTAAATCTGGTGTTAGGCTTAAGCCCCTTCGCATGGAAATAAATCTTTCTAGAACGAATCCATGGGATCAGAGCAAGGTCAACAATGCGCTTACCAATTGTCTGACGAAGTGTATCAGAAGGCGCAACACGAGATACGAAGCGACCGCTATTAGAATTTTCTCTCTTCTGAAGTGTATAGCTAGAAGAATATTGCTCACGCAAGTCTAGCAATGCGCGTTGACGAATTCTTGGATTAGGCGAACGAATTTGTGCATAGTCAAACTCAATATTTTCTAGACTACGCCCAAACCAGTTCCAAGACCAGTTGTTCCAAAGAAGCGCTTGTTTACGATCTAGTCTTCCCGAACCTGATACTGCTTTCTCTGCTTCTTGAACGGACTCTTTCCATTCGTCAGATGTCGGCGAAAGCTTGATCGTACCAACGTTGTCGACAAGACCAAACGGATTGATCTTAACAGAGCGAGAAGCAAGAGACTGCACTGCCCACTCAGCAGAGTCGTAGTTGATGTAAACATTGTCGCCTTTCTTAAGAATATTTGAAGAAAGCGTATTGTCAATGATGAGACGAATGTTGTCTTCGTCAATCATTGGGCGAATGAGTTTACTTTCCGGATCGATTGCAGCCGCATAGTCAGGATTCTTTGTATCAGCACCAGTCTGATCACTAAAGTCGTCGACTTGTGAACCACTTTCAACACGCTCAATGCCATCACTGTCAAGCGCAGCATTCAGCTTCTGCTCAAGCTCAAGCAGACTGAGTGTTGTATACTCTTCAAGATCATCAAGCTTGGCTTCAATCTTGGCAATATCTGCCATCGTGTAATGCTTATGCTCAACAGGCGTAACTTTGAGGTCATTCTCATCAAGAGTGTTTGCATTTAATAGAATTTTGTAGACTTCAAGAGCATTATCAGGTGTTGGCTTATACTGAGGATTACCAGCTTGCTGCCCCAACAGAATTTGGAATTCACCTTCTTGTGTCAGAAGAAGCTTGTCAGCACGAGGTAGATAATAGCTAACATCTGCAGTGATATTATCACCATTTCTTGGCAGATCGAAAATGGCAGACGCTGAGCCAAACGAAGTTTCGTCAGGTCTGAAATCCAGATAATTGCGCAGATTTACAATCGTACCGTCTTTTTGCACATGATTAGGAATGTCTTTGTATGCAACAGGCACATTACCATAAGAAGTTGCATCAAAGAAATCGCCACCAGCGCCACGCGCAAAGTAACGATAATTAACAAAAAGATTAGGCGGCGCGCTGTCCGCAGGATTCATAATCAGACGACCCTTCGCATAGAAGTTATCGCGCTGACCGTCATCAAGAAGAAGACTTGGAAGCATGTTGATGCCTGACGAGCTATTCGCTTTCGCAGAATCAACTTCGAAGATATCAGGCACTGTAAATTCGTAGTAAGTGATGTTATTAACAGTGTCAGTTTGCTTCGGAAGAGTTGCAGTTGCTGTGGTGAGTGTCTTTGCCTTTCTTGTAGCAGTCTTTTGAACATACGAGAGAACCTCGTAAGTTTTACCTGCAACAAGGCCAGAAATTTGAACGTCACGCCCACTGTTCGTGGGTGCGCCTACAGTGTGAGCCCTTGCAGAAGAATCAGCAGAAGCAACAACCCAAAGAGTTGTGTCTGTATAAGCTTGCCCAGAAGAAAGAGTTTGCAGAGTAATGATTCCGCTACCGTCAGCGACAAGGCTACCTTCATGAATTTGTTTTGTTAGAATGACATCAGCAAAAGATTCAGGGCGAGGGCGTGAAGTTGGGAACAGAAGATCATTGTCTGTCACCCCATAAAGTTTAGCACCGTCAGCTTCGCGAACGAGATTGAAGATGTCTGTTGCGCCTGTACCAATGCTCTTTGCATCACGCAAGCTTTGATCAGAATCGACGCTAATATCGAACACATACACACGATGATTAGCACCATCTTTTTGAACTGCGCGTATTCTAGCAGTTCCTATAGCTGAGCCGCCGGCACCAAAAGCATTATACACGTTTACTTGTGTTGCGTCAAGATTTGGAAGACCTCTATTGCTATCAGAAATGAAATAATTTCCATAGACAATGGGCACAACATCGTTGGCAACGGTCTCTGTTTGCTGTGGACGAGGGATATTAAGTTTTGTAGACGAAGACTTGCTTATTCTATATCCGTTGATATACGCAAGCCCAGGAGACACCACAAGCTCAAGGCTAGAGTCACCAACTACTGCATCTTGAACGTTGATGACAAAAGGATTGACTACATAATTTCCAGATTCTTCTTTTGTTCTTAGAGCAACAAATTCTTCAATCTTGTTATATGCATCATTCTCTTCAATTTCTTCTGTAACTTTAGAATTTTCAACCGTTGCAATAAAAACAAAGGTTTCGTCCGAAGCAATTTGATCTTGTGTTGTGAGTACAAGACTGATGCGATATCGATCAGCGCCAGGTGACGCTGTATTTACAATACCGCTAGCATTGTCGAAAAGTGCGCTGTTATCGTTGACAGTAACAACTTCTTGAATTACTTTAAAACCAACAGTTGCATTTGCAATTTCAGTGTACGGCGAAAGAATAAGCGATTGTTCTTGTGTGTGAACGAAGTGACCCATGATAAAGAAGTCGCCTTCGCCTACTGTAAATCTTACGCCTTTTCCTGTAGCATTTGGTGTTTCTGTTGTAATCTGATAACCACCGCCAGACTGATCAAACAGAACATCACCGTCTCCAAATCTAGTCGGAGTCGAACCAATTGCGCTAGCACCACTGTTAATATACTGAACATAAAGAGTATCAAGAATGAAGTTGACGCCATCACGAGGCTTGACTTCTAATACTCTTGCTTCAACGTTTGTATTAGGATTCTTAAAAACTGTACCTACAGGAATACTCGCAAAAGCACCACCAGCATTTGTCGCAGAAACTTTGATATACTCATAGTCTGCGTTTACTGCAATGCCGCCAGCAGAAAGCGTCGCACCTTCTTTGAAAATGTTTTTTCCAAGACGACCAAGCTCATTGAAAATTATGGTCTGAAGCTGCGTCAACTCTCGTGCTTGAAGCGCTCTTCCATTATTGAATAGAATCTGGTGATAGTTATCTGCTTCTGACCAATCGTCATTATAAATGCCAGATAACGTACTAGAAGTAAATTGTGTCGCCATGTTTTATCCTAACTGAATAACTATTCGAATGTCTTCGGTTTGAGCGTTTTCGCGAGTGATCGCAGTGTCAAGTGTATTTATGTATAGAATATCACCAGAATAAGCATCAACTGTAGGATTTGTTAAAGTAACAATTTCTGCAGTACCGCCTTCTGGATTGACAAGCTCTTCGCCGACCGTGAAAGAACCAAATCCAGTTTCTTCGTCTTGATAATAATAAAGTGTGCTTGCGTCAAGATGAAAAATCTTTGCTGTAACTGTTTCTAGAGCATTTGTAAACAGCCCATCATCGAACCAAGAGCCTAGAACAGTAGTAAGTTCCATTCTTTTTAATGCGCTTGCTGTATTACCTACAAAAGCAGAATCTACACCAAATTTTTGAAGCCCTTGAATAATACCCACTTGATAGAATTCAGTGTCGCCTGTGACAATAGATGCGTTTTCATTGCCAATAAAATCAGTTTGCAACATCAATTGTCTTGACTTTAAAGTCTCAGCAGGATCGTAAGTCACGCCAAGCTTGGGTGAAATGACTGCTCTGAGTTTAGCACCAGCACCACCGCCAGGATCAGTAACAGTAACTTTAGCATAATCATAACCAGAGCCGTGCAAATAACCACCAAAGCCATTTGAATCGCATCGAATATTTACGATACGATTATCTACAATGTCAGCAACAAATTGTGCGTTTGTTCCATTTCCGTCAATGGTGACTGTAGCATTAGTATAATTTCTGCCGCCACTGTCAATTGCAATGTTTAGAATTTCTCCACCGACAGAACTGTCTTGAAGTCGAATTTGTTCAATTTCTTCTGGAATTGTTGTGCTGAGATTTGTAATTCTTTTTACTGGCGTGAACGAGGCTGTTCTAAAAGTTCCATAAGCAAGATTGCTCATCTTATACATGTACTTCCAAAGATAATCATCAGAAGTTCTAAATGTCTTTGCTTGCCCGCTTGCTGCTACTGCTACTGGCTCTGAAAACGCAGGCTGTGCGCTTCCATCTGGTCTTTTTCCCTGTTCGACACAAAGAAAAACTTCACGAAGAGAATTCACCACATAGAAATCTGTTTGAAAAGGATTGTTATTGTCGTATGCTTCATAAACAGCGTCAGCTTCCCAAGTAACTGTGGGAACAACAAACGAAGCATTACTCAAAACTTTTACAGATTGTAGAGTGTGACGAAATTTTGTTTGATTGTTTATAGAAGCAACCGTTGCCGTTGTAATTGCATCTTCTGCAGTGATAGGTTCTGATTTAGAAATACCAATGTAATAACCAATCCCATCACTGTCGATATCTTTTTTAAAAAGATTCAACAGATATGATCTTAAGCTATTTGTAACGGATGCTGTCATGGTTTAATTCTCTATCTGAAGTTATCTTATTTATACAGTATCTGTGAGAACGGCTCTTGCTCTAGAGGCTTGAGCATCATAAGTAAGAATATTATTTCTCAGAGGGTTGATCACAGATTGGTTCGCTGGAATTGCAGTGATTTTAAAATGATTACCAGAAATTAAAGTGCCGGTAAAGTTCACAAGACTTAGCGTGCCGTCTGTCGCAGAATAAGTTCCTACATTATCAACCAAAGGCAAACCGGTAGCAACTTCAATGACTTGCAACACATCACTTTCTAACTTATTTTTAAGATTGCAGACTTTACCGTTATAGAAGAACGTCTCTGATTCAATAATTCTATTGACATCATCAGGCGCAGAAATTGCTGCTGGGAAATAGATAGTCTGCAGAGGTGCTAAAGCATTGGGAACAAATCTATTTTGCATTTTGATATCAGCACGGCTTGATAAAATCGCATCGTCTGTTGCATCGATGTCCGTTAACAATCTTGAGCGACGGAAAGACTGATTAAATCCACCAACGTTTGTGTCGAAATATGTTTGCATTGTAAGTTTTACTGCGTCTTCAATCGCTGTCTGTGAAAGAGAAGAAAGATTTGGATTGAATTGGAAAACAGTAGAAACTTCAAGATATGTTTCGACAGGATCGACAAATTCGATATTAAACGAAGCGACAGACAAATCTTTGCCTAAAGTCGTAATTGAACTTTTTGTATTCTCAATTACTGTTGTATCATCAGTGTCAAAAACTATCGACATAAAGACGGTACCATATTTTGGTGTGGTGTGTTCTTCTCCACCCCAAGTTTTGATATCATTGATTACATTCGAAAAATTACGAAGAGTCAGTGCTGCATAGTCTTCTGCTGTCACCATTCGATTCTGTGCAGCCCACTGGAAAGGAGCGTTCTTTCGAATCGATTCAATTTCTTCTTTGTACGAGCCGTTAGTCGAAACAGACGTAGTTGTTACATTGATTGTTCTGCCGTCAAGTGTTCCTGTCGGTGTGAAAGTTCGCCCACCGTTCGCTTCAGGACCTGCCACTGTTGTGTAAGTCACTTCTATTTTATCACCCGCAGATGGGCTTTGCCCTAAACGCACACCGTTACCAAATGTCAATTCGTAATAGCCGTTTGGCGATTCTTTCATTACATAGATTCTTGACGTTTGATCGATGGTTGTAGCATCGATGATGTTTGTGTACAGTAAATAGTTGTTTGACGTAAGACTGGTGTAAACTTTAACGACCACGGTGTCAAGATCAAGATTTGTTACTGGTATTACATAAGTATCATTTTCGTTTGTAGGACCTGCAATGAACGTTTTTGTTTTTGAAACACCTTCATAAATTGGAATGTTTCTATTGCCACCTAGCGTGAAGTTATAAACATTCGACCCATCGTTAGTCGCTCTCAAAGAATCTCTTGTTTGAAAAGTATAGCTCTTGTTATTGATTGTAGTCGTAAATGTTGTTCCTGCAGGCATTGTCATACTAGAAGGATTGCTTGGATTTGTTACGCTTAAATTTACCACTGCAAAAGAAGCTTTTCTAGAACCAACATTATAACCTAGACTTCCTGCAAGCCCAACAAGCGACGATCTTAGCTGTGCTGTGCTGAGAAAAGACTCGTTCAATGCAAAATTAGCAAGCAAAGCATTGTAGTGAGTGTTGTACGCTAGGACATCTAATAGATTCGACAGACCAGATGCTTCAAAGTTATAGTCGGCGAACTCAGGCTTCTGAGATAAGAACAGTTTCAAATTGTTCTTGATTGTATTAAAGTCTAGTTCTGTTGACTTAATGGTGGTTGCCATTTTTTACTCCGATTAAATTGATTGCTGTGGTATGATAAAATCAGCACCATTTTGCAAGAATATCTGATCTTCGTTTGGTACAGTAAGAATACCTTCTAGCGTTGCCGAATCGATTAACAACACCCCTTCAACAAAACCATTAAACAATGCATGTATCATATCAGAATCTGGATCTGTCAATAACGCATCAACAGACGGAATCAACAAGTCGCGACGAAGAAGATCGCCCAAATATGTTGCAAGTCTGTTATCATTTTCTGCACGAATAATATTGTCGTAGATAACAATGTCTGAAGTGTCAAGAGGCAGAACAGGAATAACAGCTTCTGAAATCGGGTTCAGAGAAACTTTTAATGATTCGACAAGATTTGTATTTACAATTCTAAATTCTATTGTTGCTGTAACAGAGTTATAGTCAGGCGTTGCTGTTACTTTTATGTTTAAAACTTTTGCCCTAGGTTCATATCTTTGTATTGTCTTTTTAATGTTGTCTATAATTTCTTCGCCAACATCTTCACTCATCAATTCGAACAACATACCGCCAAGATTCGCACCATAATTAGGGCGATATGGTTTTTCGAACCTATTGGTCATTATCAGATTTTTAACAGCCTGTTTTACAGAAGCAGCATCCGTCTTTCGAAAAACATCACCATCGGTCGATGTTCTTGCGCCGAGAGACAAATCAATATCAGAGTACTCGCGCTCTTTTACGACGCGAATACTTGAACTAAGATTGCCATCTTCTGTAGAAAAAATCTTTGACATAGGTGTGAAAACCTTTTCTTTTTATTTATATCAATCGTCGGGAAGAATTTCTAAGATTTCATTCTTCGCCTGAAGCTCACCATTGTATGTCGTCTCTATATTGTATGCAAAAGAAACTTCAAACGAAGGTGGAACTTCTGGCATTTCAAGAACGATTTGACAAGTCAAATCACCGTTTGGATCAAGAGTGTCGTAGTCAAGAGTCAACTTGTCATAGTCGATATAATCTTTCCAAAACAATGCAAGATCAAACGATGTTCTTGGATCAGTATTACCGTCTTTGTTGATTAACTGATAGACGATTGCTCTGCCTGTGTTCGACGTAAATCATTAACACCGCCAGGTGTTGGGCGCTCACCAGCATACAATGGAATCTTTGCAACCCACCCATCTGGTCCATTACCGTACGATCCACCAGAATTTGCTTTCGCTAGCGCTCGTGCGGCAATCTCACTACCAGCTGGAATTTCTTGTGTCTCAAAACTAGGATTTGGCTCGTAGATACCTTCAGAGACTACAAGACGATGCTGATAAAACGATGGATTGCCAATGATTGTTTGCATGGCATTTGCATGCAGAACTAAATTGCGAGCAATTTGCTTACGATCCGCAGCACCAAAAAAACCAGGAGCGTACAGCTTTTCGAACTGTGTTCTTGAGCCCCGCGCGCCCAGAAACTTTGCACATGTAATACCAGGACCTAGTTTAGTCGCAGAAGTGATCTGAGGCTGGAGCTCTGGATTATATTGTGGATCAACTAGAATTTTCATTTATTCACCTTAAATCGCTTGCTTCGATTATCAGCAGCATTATTACCAAGTAGATTTACACCAAATCTGGTCGTGCCAGTCTTTGATGCAGAGCGCCCAATATTCTTTGGCAGATTCTTTTTAAAGTCTTTGTTCAGCTTACCTTGCGAAACAAGATAGCTTGTGAACCCACCATTGTTAAAGTGTTGCGGATCACGAAGTTTCGAACGAATCTCATGAATGTTTGGATCGAAGTTAAACAATCTTTTGTAGTCATCAGAACGTAGAATCTTTTTCTTCAGTTTTGGATCAACGGTAACACCGCGAACGCCATAGTTGCTAGAAGACAACTGAAGCTCGACAATTGCAGGCATTGGACAAGGTGCAGTTGGCGGAATTGGAAGAAACGGCATAATACCAGGTACTGGAGGTACAACTACTGGAGGTGGTCCAGCACCTAAGCTCGC